ACATAGGCGACATGACGAACGACGAGATTGAAGAGGCCGTACACGGAGCCACGGCCATCCCATGGTGGCTCTGATGACATTTGTAGGCACACTCTACCCATTCCAAGAGGAAGCCCGAGAGGCTATGGCTGAACGTGGTCAAATGATGTTGTGTATGGTTATGGGTGCTGGTAAAACACCTACTACCATTGCTACCTTAGAAACACTTTTTGATCAGGATGACATCACCAGAGTTTTAATAGTCGTACCGTCATCGTTGAAATATCAGTGGTTGTCGGAACTTAACAGGTTCTCAAAGTCCAAATCGGTAGTTATTGACGGACCACCTAAAGTCCGTGAGTCCCTATGGAGGGCAGCCATATCTTGCAAGTACATAATCGTTAATGTAGAGATGTTGCAGAGAGACATTACTTACCTTGATCGCATACGTATAGATGCAATAGTTATTGACGAGGCTACTCTGATAAAGAGACCATCTGCTAAACGGTCTAAGTTCCTAAAGAAGTTAGGCAAGAGGACACATTACAGGTTTGCATTGACTGGACAACCCATAGAGAACCGTCCTGAAGAGTTGTTTTCTATCATGGAGTTTGTAGACCCCAAAATACTTGGAAGATTCGACATGTTTGATAGAACATTCATCGTTCGTGATCATTGGGGTAAGCCTGTTAGGTACAGAAACTTAGATGCTCTGCACGGCAGTCTGAAGGACGTAATGATACGAAAGACCCGTGAAGACATACAAGATCAACTACCAGAACTAATAACCAAGGTTGTTCCCGTAGCTTTTGATACAGCAGGAGCCAAGTTATATAGCACAATCACTAGAGACCTTTTAGATAAAATAAATGAAGTCATAGGCAAAATGGGTAGAGGATTTGATCTCTGGAGGCACTACAACGCAGAAGGTGGCGAGGCTCAGGGAGATATTATGTCAAGAATGACAGTGCTACGTATGCTGTGTGACAACCCAGATTTGGTTCGCATCTCTGCTGACTTATACGAAGGACCTACCCCACATGGGAGCGCCTATGCCCACCAACTTAAGTATGACGGACTTCTTAATTCAGCAACCAAATCACCCAAGTTAGATGCGGTGGTGGAGTACGTGACAGATATTCTAGATGAAGACCCCGGAAATAAGGTGGTGGTCTTTTCCTTCTTCAAATCAAACTTGAAGTTATTGGAAAAGGCATTTAATGGAGTTACCAAGTCCGTGTTGTTTATGGGTGGGATGTCTTCACAGGAACGAGATAACTCAAAAAAACAGTTTGGAGATGACCCTAATACCAGACTGTTTTTGTCATCAGATGCAGGAGGTTATGGAGTAGACTTGCCTATGGCTAACCACTTAATTAGTTACGACTTACCGTGGTCGGCAGGAAAACTGGATCAAAGGGAGTCTCGTATTATCAGATTGTCTTCCGACTTTCCTCACGTCACGGTGACCTCGTTTATTATGAAGGGGAGTATAGAAGAGAGGCAATATGAGATGCTTCAAGAAAAGAGACTTATCAATAAAGCGTTTATAGATAAAGGGTATGACGGCAGAGGCCAGTACGAGATCACATTAGGATCTCTGTCTGACTTTCTGTCAAACTCGGAGGTATAGAGATGGAAGAAGACTTAACTTACGAACTGAGACTTATTAAGGAGTACCAGAGTGCTAAAGACATGGCGGACTCCTCCAAGAAGAGGGCAGACAAACTTAAAAAAGAACTAGTAGAAATTGTTGACTCAAAAGGTTACGAAGGAGAGAACGGGCATGTATGGTATGAGGTAGGAGACCATAAGTTAAAGAGAGAACGAAGAGTAAGCAAAACCTTCAACTCAGCAGAGTGTGAAGCTTGGGCAAGGCAAGATAAATTATTGTGGGAGCAAGTGTCAGAAGTGGTGCAAATATTGAGTGAAGATAAAGTTCTAGCACTGGCTTGGGACGACCCTGACGTACAGAATAAGATTATGGACTTCTATGAAGAACGAATTACATGGGCGTTTAAACTATGAGTAAAAACAGTGGATACTTCAATGAGTTACTGGGTAGGGATCAAGGACATCTTTTAGAAGAAGATGTTGATTCTGAAGAATCTGATTATCCGGGTAGGACCCCCCCACGTAATCGGAGCAATAGCCCTAAACCAAAAACTAGATTAGATGAAATAATGCGTGATGCTAAAGCCAAAAGCTACAAGGTTAATGGCGAGTTGCGAGATTTCTATACAATAGGTGAATTGGCTAAGTTACTTAGCAGGAAAGCCGTCACCATACGCATGTGGGAAAGAAACGGATGGATACCACATGCCAATTACAGAACACCAGCCCCTAAAGGGGAGCAAATTCCGGGCGTTGAGCCAAAAGGCCGCCGTCTGTATAGTCGTGAGCAGGTAGAGTTTCTGCTTACGGCAGTTGAGATTTACAGTCTCAACAGTCAAGCCGAAGCCGATTGGTCAGGCTTTAAGAAGCACACCACCACAAAGTGGCCGGTGTAACGATAGCTAAGAGAAACGAGAAACGAATATGCCAATAGAATATGCAGAGCAAACTGAATCTGATACGAATACCCGAAAGGTAATACGTTCAGGTTGGGGCGCTGTAGATAATATTAAACAGGACGACGCTAATTATGCCGTCCGACTTAAGACTGGATCAGATCCAGTTTTGATCAAGTTCCTTGAGGACGCACCATATGCCTCATGGAGGCAACACTGGGTACAGAGGAGTGGACAAAAGTCCTTCGTATGCAGAGATGGTATGGACAGTCATGGATGCCCACTCTGTGACGGCGGTAATCGCCCAAGACCGCTATTTGCATTTAACGTAGCCCTTCTAGAGCGTGGCGAAGAGCCAGTGCTCAGATCGTATGAAGCCGGTACTAGAGTTATTGCTACATTGCGTAATTTCAATGAAGATGATCGACAAGGCCCACTATCCAAAGAGTACTGGGCTGTAAGCCGAAGCGGTACTGGTCCACAGACACAGTACAATCATTTACTAGTTAAAGAGAGGGATCTAAAAGAAGAATGGAATGTAGATCCTCTTTCTGCCGACCTTTTGGAAGAATTGAAAGGTAAGGCGTATACCACTGACATCCTTCGTATTCAAAGTCACGCCGAATTGCTTGACGTAGTAAACGAAGATGTTGGAGCACTCTAATAGTTCTGGTGATGGTCAAGTAGCTCTCCCTTCCTTGTTACTTGGCCATCACCATATTTCTAACATAGATGAGGTACATCAACTTGTAGATGAGGTTCGCGGTCTAGGGGTATTTGCCTTTGACGTGGAAACTGTGGGCGTATTAGCACACCATCCCGATTTACAGGAAATAGTAGAGACAGAAGTTGCCAATCATTTAGCTACTCTCACTACTAAGTCTGACTCTGTCATAGCCCGATCTAGGGCTACCAAGGAAAAAGACTTTACAAAGAATATAGCGCTAGACCCGCATCGTAATGAGGTCATCTGGATGGGCATTGCCACACACGGAAAGTCTTGGGCAATACCTGTGGGGCACCCAAAAGGTGAGGTGCTAGAGTCTGAGGAGCGAGGGGATGGTACTACCACACCACCTCCCGGATTTAGAAAGATACTGAAGGATGGCACAGAGTCATTAGCTAAAGCGCGCTATGTCAAGCCTGCTGTGTATTCTGATCCACCCGAGCAGTTGTCTAGAGAAGCGGTGTTTAAGGCATTGAAGCCCTTGTTTTTTGATTCATCAATCATAAAAGTGGGACACAACGTAAAATTCGATGCTAGAACCATAGCCAAATACTACGGAGAACTACCTGTAGGACCGTTCCACGACACTATGTTGTTACAGCATGTGCTAGATGAAAACATATCGTCATTCAGGCTTACTTCTTTAATATCTAGGCACTTCCATGACCACGATCCATACCACCGTCACGGTAAAGTTGGTGCCATTATCAGTGAGACACCGTTCTCTGTGGCTTGTGAGTACGTTCACCTAGACGCTAGGTGGACATGGCTCTTGTACCGAAGGTTATTAAACAAGCTGTCCAAAGATTCCAAGTTAATGAAAGTTTTAGATCAGGATGTAGAGGTGTTAGAAGTACTCATGTCGATGGAACATGACGGTATGCAGGTAAACAGAAAGGGTATGAAGGAGCTTGGTGAGGAGTTGGACTCCAAGCTAAAGGACATACACTATGAAATAACTGCTCTCACCCACCCCGGATTCAATCCAGATTCTGTTAGAGATAAACGGTTGTTTCTATTCAACAGTACAGATGAAGGTGGCCTTGGCTTGGAACCCGTGAAAGAAACTGAGAAGGGGCAAGCCTCTGTTGACCACGATTCACTGAGAACTATGGAAAAGAAACACCCAGTAATACCGTTGTTCTTGTCATGGGCGGAGTGTAAGAAATTGAAGAGTACCTACGTAGATGGTTTACTAGGCAAGATTAACTCTGAACGATTGCACCCAAGTTTCCATTTACATAGGACTGCCACAGGCAGGCTGTCCTCATCAGACCCCAACCTTCAAAACATTCCTAGGGACTCAAGTATTAGAGGACTATTTAGGGCGGACGACGATTGTATTTTGATTGTTGCTGACTATGACCAGATTGAGTTGAGGGTTATGGCTATGTACAGTCGAGATGCAAACCTGATGGAGATATTCACCAAAGGCATAGATATTCACGCAGGTGCGGCGGCCTTGATATTTGAAAAAGAAGTCAATGAAGTTAGTAGTGAAGAACGACAGATCGGTAAGGCGACCAACTTCTTAACAGCTTATGGAGGTGGTGCAGGTAAGCTGTCTGCTACAGCAGGGGTGTCCATAACCAGAGCCAAGTTTGTTATAAACCAGTACTACGAACAGTTCTCTGGCTTGACCAAGTGGAAGCGCAAGATAGTTTCTCAGGCACAAAAGGATGGGTATGTAACCACGATTGCTGGAAGAAGGAGAAGACTACCCGACATAAACTCTCCTAAAGAGGAGTTACGTGCTAGAGCGGAAAGACAGGCAGTTAATGCTGTAGTTCAAGGAAGTGCTTCTGATATTTGTAAAAAAGCTATGATTAAATCCTATCCAGAAGTGCGTAATTTCGGGGGTAAACTGCTAGTGCAAGTACACGACGAGCTAGTTGTGAACGTACCTGATACGGATGATGTAGACTTGAAGTCAGAGGCATTAAGGTCAGCTATGGGGCACGGACGCTCCTTGAAGGATGTTCCATTGATAGTTTCATCAGAATCAGGATATACGTGGTCTGAGGCTAAGTAATGATTGAAACCAGCACTGATAAACGTAACTTCTACTTAATGCTTTCCCCACCGGATGGTCAGGACATAGCGATAGGCGCTGGTTTTAGCCCGTCTTCTGAAGAAGTCTACGATGAAGAACAAAAAGATGTTCTGCGTAGCTGGTCAATCCTAACAGAGTCCGGTATTGTTGAATCCCTGTCCGAAGCGGCTGATTGGATGTCCGACATTATGGTGAGTGACACCATGTTACCGGATGAGGGTGACATGGAGGATGATGAAATAGTAGGAGTAGGGTTCGATATGGACAACCATGACTCTGATGACTTCATGTCGGTATCTCAGATTCCTTACGGAGAACTACGCAAAATGCACAGGCAAATAAAGGACTCTACGTACAATACAGTATTAGGCTGTTTAGTATCGGCAGTGTCCAAGTTATTAGACGAGGACATGATAGGATTAACAACCTACCCATTTCCAGATTGAAACCATAAGGAGTATAAATGAGTGATTGGTGGGCAGACCGCCTAGCTGGTAAGGAACCAACCCCAAAAGCAGCACCTGAACCTAGAGTGGGAAGTACCCCACCTCTTAACTTTCGTAACGCCCAACCGGCTGAACCACCTCCGACTGCGCCCACACCACAGGCCCAATACATGCAACAGCAACAAGCATTGAACCCCGATGCGTCACAAGACCAAACTGGAAACTTAACCATGGGGGAAGCTATACGTATGTGGAAGGGCGGTGAAGCCCACAGAAAAGAGGGTGGAATGACCTGCCCAGAGTGTGGTGGCACCAATGTGTTTGGTAGGGTGGCTAAAGGTTCTGGAACAGCGATCAACGGTTCCCACCCAGCACCACGTTGTTATGAGTGTGGTTGGAATGGGTTGTATGATCAGGGGATGGAAGCGAACTGGGTAATGCCAAATTAAATAACAAGAAGGGTAATATACGTTGACGAATACGAATTACGAAACACTCGAAGAAATAGCTAAAGCAGTAAACAAGAAATTTGGAGAAGAGGTAGTTGTTCAGGGAAGTAGGATTTCAGACACCCTACCCCGAATATCTACAGGAGTACTCGCCTTTGACGCAATGTTGGGCGGGGGTTGGCCTGTCAACCAGTGGTCAGAGATCATTGGAGAAGAATCCTCTGGTAAAACGGCTATTGCCTACAAGACAATAGCGACTAATCAGGCGGAAGACCCAAACTGGGTAGCTCTCTGGATTGCTGCTGAGGAGTATGTACCGGAGTACGCTGAAGCCATAGGTGTTGACTTAGACCGACTCTGGGTAGTTGAGACCAACTTGATGGAGCACGCTTACGACATAATAATAAGAGCCATGGATAACAGGGCAGTTGACTGCGTGGTATTGGATTCTCTCCCAGCACTGGTTCCGGGTGATGAGTACGAAAGGCAGATGGCCGAGTTCACTGTAGGTTTAGGCGCTCGTCTTACTGGTAAGTTTTTCAGGAAAGCCGCCAATGCACAGAAGCGCTCTCTCCTAGAGGAAGACCGTGGGTGCACAGGACTCATAATCAACCAATGGAGAGAGAAGATTGGTGTCATGTGGGGGGACAATAGGACAACTCCCGGAGGTAAGGCTAAAAACTTCCACTACTTTGCAAGAGTAGAAGTCAAGAGGGATGAGTGGTTGAAGGAAGGCAAGACCGCAGTAGGACAGACCATCAAAGGTCGTACCATTAAAAACAAGACGTATCGACCACAGCAACAAGCTGTAGTTGACTTCTACTTCGCTGATGTTAATGGCTTCCCATTAGGATCGTTTGACACAGTTAAGGACATGGTAAATATTGCGTGTGCTGATGATGTCATAACCCGAGCAGGAGCTTTTTATTCCTTTGAAGACCAAAAGTGGCAAGGTAAGGATAAGCTAATAGCAGGGGTTAGAGAAGACCTCGAATTACAAAGACAGTTAGCAGCCACTGTATTACACAGCAGGCTTGGAACAACAGTATAAGGAGGGGCAATATGCCAGTTTGGGGAACCATACCAATAAAGGTAAGAGAGGCAGAACACCCATTGGGTAGAGATGTTTGTGAGTTGAAGATTTTTGTGGAACACCCGCCATCATGGGGAGTCAGTGACGTTGTAGATGAACTTATGGATGTAGTTAATGAAATTACAGACGAGAGTAGACTACACATACTTGGTGCAATAAACGCAACCAACCGATGAACGAGAAGCACAAGAGGTCTAACAAACAAGAGAACCGTACCGCTGACAAATACAACGGTAGTAGAAATGTAATGTCGGGCGCTGGGTGGGTTCGTAAGAACGATGTTAGGACTGAAGACTTGCTGGTTGAAAACAAGTACACCGACAAGAAGTCCTATTCAATAAAGTCTGACGACATGATTAAGTTAGCACGAACAGCAATACTGGAAGACCGTATGCCCGTATTACAGGTGGACTTAGGTGGACGCTCTTACGTAGTGATACTGGAAGATGACTTTTTAGGATTTATAAATGACTGAAGATGCGTGGAAGATTGAGGCTATGAAAGCCAAAATTAAGAGTAAGTCAACAGTGTCATCAATGCTTCACAAACTGATGTTGGACGAATACAAAGACAAGTCAGCACTTCGGGATACTAAGCATTTCCATCCAAGTGAACTATGTAAGAGGGACTGGTGTGTAAGGCAATCAGTTTACAAAATTATGGGTATGGAGGAATCCAATCCAGAAAGACCTAAGGCGTTTACGACCTTGAATGTTTTTGAAGAGGGTAATCTTATACATCGTAAATGGCAGAACTGGTTGAATAAAGCAGGAGTGTTGAGAGGTCAATGGTTCTGCCTTGAGTGTGAGCATCAGTGGTATGGTGAGAACTCTTGTCCTGAATGTAAGTCATTACAGGTGAGCTATAGAGAGGTTCCAATCTATGACGATGAACACCACATACTGGGTCACTCAGATGGTCATGTTGTTTCTGGTGATGAAGAGTTTTTAATCGAAATAAAGTCTCTGGGTATGGGGACTTTTAGATACGAGAACTTTCCACTTTTCAATAAGTACGCAAAAAAAGAGATAACAGCCGACCAGATGTGGAATGAACTTACACGGCCGTTCCTATCTCATCTTCGTCAGGGCAACCTGTACATGCACTGCACAGGTATACATCGGATGATTTTTATTTATGAGTGGAAAGCCTCACAGGCTGTTAAAGAGTTTAATGTCGTATATCAACCGGAAGTGATTACCGACATACTGTATCAATTAAGAGGAGCCATATATGACTTAGAAGCCAATATGATTCCAAAAAGACCTGAATGGATTGACAGCAAAGACCATCAGGCATGTAAGTATTGTACGTATAAGAAGATATGTTGGAGTAGTGATGACGAAAGCACAAGCAAAGTTCAATCTGAAATTCGATATCCCGAAGAAACCGGGGGATCAGATGCCGGGTCTGCCGGAGCAGATAGACGTATTATCAGACGGTGAGCTAATGTCACTGTATAGTGAGGCTGTAGCATGGGTAAACTATGCTAAGTCAGAATTGGTACAGGCAGAAATAATTGAAGAGAACGCCTTAGCGTTATTGAAGCAAACTGAGGCCATGGCTTTACTATCCCAGTGGGAGTCGGCTGATCAGGGTGAAACAGTTACCATGGCTAAAGCTAGAAGAGATGCAGACCCAAAGGTGATAGAGTGTCAAAGCAGACATTCTGAGGCTCGGGCTTATAGGAAGTTAGTGGATACTGTATTTGACAGGGGTGACCGTGTATCTACCGTACTCTCAAGAGAGTTAAGTCGCAGGATAAGCCTAGCGCCTACTGATAGGCGTACTCAATGGGTGGCACCATAATGGGAAATCCATCCAAGCAAAAAGGTACATCATTCGAGACAACAATTAAGGAATATTTATGGTCTGTGGGCTTTGAATCTGCCCGCAGGACAGCACTGTCAGGTGCTAATGATACAGGTGATATTAATGGAATTAGTAATGGTAGTACTGGCAGAGAGGTCGCTGTACAGTGCAAGAACCAGAAGAAGTTTGACCTCAGCGGGTGGCTTGACGACACCGTGGAGCAGGCGAAACGCTTGGACGATGCCGTTCCATTGCTGGTAGTAAAACGCCCCGGAAAAGGTTCAAAGTCAATAGATGAGACATATTCTGTGATGCGGTTGTGTGATTTAGTCTGCCTATTACAGGAAGCGGGCTACCTCTAAACTGGTTAAGACACAACAGTCGTCTTAATTGGAGTAGTTAAATGTCAGAAGAAAAAATGGGAATAGATTCCCAAGCAGTAATAAAAGTATCAGGTTCTAGTAACCCTCAGAGCGTAGGATCAATCCTAGCCAGAGCCATCAGCGCAGGGCACGACCCAAAGATGCGTGCCATTGGAGCAAGCGCAGTAAACCAGTCTGTAAAGGCTTGTGCTATTGCCCGTGGTTTTGTGGCTCCTAGGGGACTAGATGTAAGTTACATCATTGGTTTTGATGATATTATGGGTGATAACGGGGATCAAATTTCAGCAATGTTCTTCAAGCCCGTAGTTAAATGAAACCTATACAAAACCAACAGCAAGCAGCAGCAAGTTTAAAACCACATGGTTACCGTGGCGATGTCACGTTAGCATCTGATCGCACTGGCAACACAGGTAGAATTAAAGCTAAACGGTTTGAACGCCCCCGACCAATAACTCCCGCAGGAAATGTGGGGTCACCACCTACCAGTCCCGATTTCGGTGGCACTGGTCTTAAGGTAATGGGATCGTAATATGCCACTAGGAAAAGACACTGACAGAGTGGGTAACGCTAGAGAGCCTTGGAAAAGGCTAGGCTTCATGGGACCTGACATGGGCCGGATAAACCCCATGGAATCAAGACAGCGAAACATGGTGAAGAGAGCCATGGAGAATGACCCTATTAAAGAAAGTGGTCCTGTCGAGGATCATGGCACCAACCACTGGAATCGTAGCGGGTTAGAACGTACAGAACAAAATCCACAGATACAAGGACAACTCTCATTTTGGAGAGATCCTCACAATTTCGGAAAAGTGGAAGGTGACCATTACGATTTACCGGAGCTTGCAACTTCCAGAGACCATGCAGAGCAGACTTCACGAGGTCCGGGTGCTCTACCCGTTCGTGCTTTTGCTGAGGACTGGGTCAGGCACGAAACAGATGGTGGTGGAGAAGACTCTCAAGAAGAACAAGACCGTAGGTGGGGACTAGCGGCTCAGATGGGTATTGAGGGCACAGAATATAACCATCCCGATTACATCCCGGAAGGACCACACCACAGAAGCAGGGGACACACCGTTTCCAAATACAGCGGTGGACCTCGTTATCATGGCTGAAGGAACCTCAGGAAACGCCGCCGTATTTGCTAATTGGAATAGCCCTTCAGAACCTCCGGGTGCGGCTACAACTGCCGCCCTTGGTCCTGCTCCTAACTTCCGTAGTTCTAAGGACTACTT